CGAGTAATCAGACGTCCGCCTAAAGAAACAAGAAAAGGATTTAAAATTATAAAAAATGACTGAGAATACAGAAAAGAAAAAGAAGCCAGAACCTAAGGCCCTTGATCCACAAGACTTTAAGGTTAAAATCAATGAGATAGTAGATCAGCTAGTGCTCATTGAATCATCTAGAGATGTAATCAAAGAGATACAGTCGTATCTCAAGACAGAGTATGGACTTGCATCAGGTCTTACTCGTGCAACTGCTGTTGCGGTATTTAAGCGTAACAAAGATGAGCTAGAAGAGAAAAACGAAGCTATCTTGTCTCTTGTAGAACTTTGCGAATAATTTTTATTTGCTAGTTACCCATAAGATAGCTTAACATATATCTATACGTTGCCATTTGGGACGTATAAAATCTTGCTTTTAAGGAGATAAAAAAACATGACTACACTTGATATTATTCGTCAAATTGAAGACGCACTTTTTGGTCAGCTTGACTACCTAGCTTCGGCCAAAACCTTCTTACCTTATAATCTATATAAGGAAGATAAGACTGGTAACTACATCTTAGAGATGGCAGTTGCTGGATATAACAAAGATGACCTATCAGTTGAATACGTAGACGGCAGGCTAACTGTAGAAGCTCAGCCTTCTTCAGCTTATCCAGAAAATTCCCTACGTTGGGTCCATCAGGGGCTAACTAAAAAGGCCTTTAAGACAGTATTCCCAATTTCACCAGTATTTCTAGTTGATGAAGTCACGCTTAAGGATGGTATGCTAAAGATTACCTTCTCTCGTAATCCAGAGAAAGTAACCAAGCTTCCAATTAAGTAAAATGTGGCCATACACAGAAGAAGAGCTGGACTGGCTCGGTTAACGACAGAGGGAGAGTAATCTCCCTCTGTTTTTATTTGACCCATACTCTAAAATAGTATAAGATAGAAAAAATGACAGAATTCAAAACATTAGTTCTTAATGCGGACTACACTCCTATAAGTGTACTACCACTTCACGTAATTAGTGCTAAACAGGCGGTTATAAGACTTTTTGCCGATACCTGTTCGGTAGTATCTGATTATGGCACTCCTATTAAGACTCCAAATCCAAACATCAAGTTAAATTGGCCTTCTATAATTATTCGCAAAGAATATGTTAAAAGGACGCAAAAACCTGTGCTAACTAAAAGCTCTTTGCTTTATAGAGACCGGGGTCATTGTGCTTACTGCAATACTAAACTTTCAATGGAAACTGTTACTAGAGACCACGTTATGCCTCTGTCAAAAGGCGGCAAAGACGATTGGCTAAATGTAGTTGCAGCGTGTCCAACTTGTAACTATCTTAAATCAGATCATCTGCCTGTAGGTAAGTGGAAACCAAATACAAAACCTTGGCATCCTACTCACGAACAGTTGATAGAGCTAAGAAAATTATTTCCTGTTACTGTATATCACCCTTCCTGGGTTGATTATCTACCTGCATGGAAAGCCGAGATTAAAATAGCATGGAACTAGTATTAGGATTAATTTTCTCTATTGCTTTTTTAGCATTCTTAATTGGGCTTTTTGCTGCAGTATCTCACGCCGTTTGGAGTATCTTTGATGACTAATAGAGCTATAATATTTTGTGACGGAGCCTGTAAAGGTAACCCCGGTCCTGGAGGGTTTGCGGCTAAAATTTACTACTTGGATAAAGATCCTAAGATAGTAATAGGTCGCGAGTCTAATACTACAAATAATAGGATGGAACTACGAGCAGCTATAGAAGGTATTAAAAACGTAACACTCGAAATAGATACTATAGAGGTTAATACTGATAGCCAATACCTTAAAAAGGGTATAACAGAGTGGATTCACTCTTGGAAAAAGAATGGTTGGAAAACTGCTAACCGTAAGCCTGTAAAAAATCAAGACCTTTGGAAAGAGCTAGATCTTCTATCTTCTCATATATCTATAGAATGGAAATGGGTTCCTGCCCATTCTGGCATAGCAGAAAATGAAGAAGTAGATACTTTAGCAAGCGAGTGTTGTTATAATGGATAATATTATTAATTTTCAAGACCTAAAAAGTAAAAAAGACGGAACCACATCTCCCAAAGAAATGATGCTAAAAATTGTAGGCGAGATACATAACCTTATAGACCAAGGTAAATTATCCGGTATAGTTGCTGTGGGTATGGGATCTGATAATAAAATATTTTCCATAATAGCAGGAGAATTTGATATTATCTTGGCTATAGGTGGCATTGAATCAGTGAAACATATGATGCTATCTGGTAGTGAGATGGTAGATGAAGATGATTAGTATAATAATATTAGCCATGGGATTTATAGTCCTATGGTTAATGTCTTTGAGGTAATAGTGAATATAGACATATTTAATACAGATAAACGGTATTCGGTTATTTACGCCGATCCACCTTGGACATTTGAAACCTACTCAGAAGCTGGTGGAGATAGAAGTCCAGATTATAAGGTTATGACTTTGGAAGATATTAAAAATTTACCGATTAAGAAGATTGCGGCTCCTAACTCAATCTTATTTATGTGGGTAACTTTTCCTATCTTGGACAAAAGTTTCGAAGTAATGAAAGCGTGGGGATTTGAATATAAAACCTGTGCATTTACTTGGGTAAAAACTAATAAAACAGCCAATCTTAAAGCCTTAGATGTAGATAAAGATATACGCATGAATCTAGGATATTACACTAGAGCTAACGCAGAACTATGTCTACTCGGTAGACGAGGTAAAACTTTAGAGCGTAAGGATAAAGGTGTTAGACAGGTAATCATATCTCAACAACGTGAGCATAGTAGAAAACCCGACGAAGCCTATGACAGAATAGAAAGACTATTTGATGGTCCATATCTGGAAATGTTTGCAAGAACGCAAAGACCTGGATGGGACGTGTTTGGTAACCAAATTGACAAATTTTGATTATTCCGTATGCAAAGAGGTAACAGCAGAAACTACCGAAAAAGGCAGGCTATATAAAACACCTGATGGTAGTTTTCCTAGCGTCACTACTATTTTAGGAAAAACGGCTAATAATATCTGGTTGCAACGCTGGAAAGATAAAGTAGGAGAAGAAGAGGCAGCGCGTGTATCTAAAGCTGCTACGGATCGTGGAGAGATAGTGCACAAATATCTAGAAAGATATTGGGATGGATCTAACTCTTGGGCAACTGATATTTTAAATGAAGAAATTACTACTCAGAAAATGATTACTAATCTCATACAGGCTACACAAAAAGGCGTAACTAATGTTTGGGCACAAGAAATACCTGTTTGGTCTAAGCATTTGAGATATGCTGGACGAGTTGATATGTTTGGAGAGTGGAATAAAATTCCGGCAGTAATAGACTTTAAAACATCTAAAAAGAAAAAACAGATAAAAGATATTAAAGATTATTTTATACAGTGCACAGCATATGCTTACGCTCACAATGAAATTTTTAAAACAAACTTACAAAAAATAGTTGTTTTAATTACTGTGGAAAACGCAGATGTTCAAGTATTTGAATCACAAACTTTACCTTTCATCCCTGAGTTAAAATATAGAATTAATCAATACGAAAAATTACAGGTTAGTTTATAAAGACTAATGAAAACTCGTAGAATATCTAAACAACAACAAGAAGAATTACTACAAAAACCTTTAACTGATCCTCAAAGAGCATTTATTAAAAGTCTTGTAGTTTATCAAAGTAAATATCCACAGCTCAGCCAAAAACAATGGGAGACTTTTAAAAGTATATACAATAAATATGTCTAAAGAATTAATAGAAATAGACGGTAAAGTGCTAGAAGCATTACCTAATGCAAATTTTAAAGTAGAAGTAAATGGGAATATCTTACTAGCTTACGTTAATGGAAAAATTAGAAAGAACAATATCAGAATATCTGTAGGGGATAGCGTGAAGGTAGAAGTAAGTCCTTACGACTTACATAGAGGTAGAATAATTTATAGAAATGGGTAAATATTCTATAGAAACTATACTAAAAAATAATCTAGCTCATGTCAGCAATACTTTTCCTACTGCATCATCAGTTAGTTCCAATACAGTATCTTATATTTTTACAGTAGACAATTCTAGTAATAAAAAGCTATTATAGCTATAAATCCCCGGAGGATAAAATGGCATCATCTAAAGACGTAAAAAGACTTGGAGACGGTAAAATAGAATATAGAGGCACCGTCTTTCCTGGGTTTAATAAACCTCGTTCTTCTACTAAAGAAGATAAAAAACGTATGGTATTAGCCAAAAAAGGGGATGAAGTTAAAGTAGTTCATTTTGGTCAAAAAGGCTATGGACATAACTACAGCCCAGATGCTAGAAAGAATTATCTAACTCGTAGTGCAGGAATTAGAGATAAGAGCGGACAACTAACTAAAGACGATAAATTCTCTCCTAACTATTGGGCTAGAAAAGTGTTATGGGCCGGATCTGGTGGCTCTAAACTAAGTAATCCGAGAAAGAAATGAAAAAAACAAAAAAACCTCGTATGTCTTCGGTAGACAAAAGTTTAGGTGTAGGCGAAATAACTCCAACAACTAATGTCAGTAAATATAATATTGCTACCTACGATAAAGATATGGCTGCACAGACTCTTACAGGTTCTTATAAACCTGTTCGTCGTAAGAAGAAAAAATGAAGAAAGTTCCTGCTGAAACTGTAGACGGTAAAAGAGTTATTAAAAGATATCTTGGATCCCTTAAAGGTCAGTCAAGAAAAGAGAGAGCTAAGGAAGTAGTTGCTAGACGAGAGCAAGCTAGATCTGGTAATTACTCTTATCAACCTTTTAAAACAGATGAGGGCGTTGAGACTAAGCCAAGTAAATATACTTTGGCATATCAAAAACGCTACGGTAAGAAAAATGGCGCTAAAAAATAAACCACAAGATAAAGGCTTAGCTGGTAAAGCTAAAGAATCTAAAATACCTAAAAGTATTTTAGAGCAGGTATATCGTAGAGGTGCTGCTGCTTGGGCAACAGGTCACCGTCCAGGTGCTACAAGAGAGCAATGGGCATATGCTAGAGTTAATAGCTTTATTACCAAAGGTAAAACTTATTACACAGCAGATGCTGATTTAGCTAAAAAAGCTAGAACTGCAAAGAAAAAATAACTCTACTATTTACTAGTAGCTCTGTAAACCCCGTCCCAGTTAGCTGGTGGCGGGGTTTTTGTATACTCACGACAACGATCCATCATCATTTCGTAGTATGATTTCATATCGCCTTTAAATGCTTTCGTTAATCTTTCGCACAATACGGTAGCACTAGTGAAGTTTTTATTTCTATAATAATCTAACATATCGTTATGATCTTTTCTTGCATAAGAAAAACCTAAATCATCTATCTCTTTATTAGTGCCTAAAACAGTATAGATATTAACTCCTTGTTTTTTACCTTTTACCGCAATAGTGTCCAGTTCTAATATAAAATATTCATCTGAAACATACTCTGCTGTCTTTGAACCAATGACTAATTTGACTCCATACGGTTTGCTTTGTCCTTCGAGACGACTAGCAAGGTTGACAGCATCACCGAGGCAAGTATAATCGAAACGTTGATCGCTGCCCATATTTCCAACAACAACCATACCGGTATTGATACCAAGGCCCATGCCGAAAGGAGGGACGCCTTCAGCCGCAATACTTCTGTTGAATTCATCTAAATCTCCTAACATACTTAAAGCTGTTTTAACTGCATTCTTGGCGTGCTGCTTGTCATCAAGCGGCGCATTCCAAAATGCCATCTGTGCATCGCCAATATACTTATCAAGCGTTCCTTCATTCTCAAGAATTTTTGCAGTCATCGCTGTCATATAGCGATTCATGATTTGGGTTAATCCTTGAACATTCTCACCATAGTGTTCGCTGATAGAGGTAAACCCACGAACGTCTGTGAACATGATTGACAGCTCTCTGCTATCTCCGCCAAGCTTTAATAGCTCTGGATTCTTCTGGAGTTTTTCCACAAGAGCCTTTGAAAGATAAGATTGGAATTGTTTCTTGATTTGTTGCTTTAGTTTAAACTCTTTAACAAATCTAGAATACACGACATATCCATAGAACAGTGTTCCAAATACTAAACTAAATGTCCAATCAGTTAAATATTGATATTGATTAAAGACGTAGTAACTTATACTAAATGGAACTAGTAGTATAACTACTCCCCATACTCCTACGAGTAATTTATTTCCTTTATCAGCAACGAGAGCACTGACTGCTATCAACAGACAGAAAAATAAAAGCTCAGTTAAATCTGCCCAATAAGGTCTAGTTATTTTATTATCGTTCCATAGAGTTTCCCATGCAGCTAAACTAACTTCATGACCTAGTTTAGTGCCTGCAGGGGTTGCAATAGTATTAGTAATTCCCTCTACGTTTATAGCTAAAATAGCTATTTTACCTGTCAAGTCTCCCCAAGATTCCTCTTTCCAACTTTTAATAGGCCAGGTCCAAGACCAATCTATCCATAACTCTCCGCGCTTATCTGGTTCTATGGAAAAATTCTTATTGATATATATGCTAGATAATCCCGCCTCAGTAACTTTTGCTCTATAATTTTTAGCCCCATGTATTACTCTTGCTATTTCTAAAGGTAAAGAAGGATAGAATTTATCACCAACCATTAACACTAAAGGTATTTTTCTAGTTACTCCATCTAGTTCTGGGACTGTAGTAATCATACCCATACCTTGAGCTGTTTTAGATATTTCAGAAATACTACCTATTCCGTTTTGATACCTATAAAACCATTGTTCTTCTGTATTTCCTACGATAGCAAAACCCCTAGTTACTAGATCTCCTTTCCCTTTTAAAGAAGCAGATTGCGTTCCTATGACCTTACTATTTGTTATAACCTCTTTAAGTATTTCATCTTTATTAAATCTATCTTTTTCTGCAAAAAGCGGATATAGAACTACAATCTCAGCTCCATGATCTACAGCTTTTTTAATACCATCTGCTATTAAATCTCTTGGCCAAGGCCATTGACCTTGTTGCTCTATTGTAGGCTCATCAATTTCTATTATTACGGCTGTTTCACTAGTTTTAGTATCATTTAAAGTTAATAACTGATCAAATCCTTTGAGTTTTAAAATTTCTACTATATTAGGCTCGTATATCTTTATACCGATACCTATTGCGATTGTTAGTAAAGTAATGATTACTTTTTTCATTTTTGCTTAACCTTTAAAATACTGTTGGATTGCATATTTCCAGCTACAAACGCAGCAGAGATACCATCGCCATTGTATTCGATTTTTAATCCATAATCTTTATTAACTTTTACAGAAAATATAGAAATATCTAATCTTTGGGTTAATACGGTAGTGTCTTCTACTACTGTATTAATTTGTGTAGTTGGATTATATCCAGTCACTTGACCATCTCGTTCACTAAAATTATCAAAAATTGAATCTATATTGTTTAATCTAGTATTGAAAAAATCAGACTTTAGCAGGTCTACATTCAGTTCTTCAAATTTAAGAGGATCTTTATCCAGCATATTTACGTCTACAAATTTAAGGTCAAAATCCAATGGACCTTGTTCTTTTTCGACATTAGAAACTGTTTCTACAGATTTCGGCATGGACAGCAGTAAATCATTATTTATTACTCTGCCTAACATATTAAGAATAAGTGGATTTGAAGGCGGACTAGAGCTGCTAGTCACTATAGTAGCTTGATAACTTCTATTTAGAATAACGCTTGCAACGTCTGTGCTAACGGTAATTTCTCCTGTGCTTCCATCTTGGTTAGGTAAAAGCATAATCAAACTTTTACCTAACTCATTGACACTCATAGAAAATTCTGTACCTCTAACTGCTATAGAAGCAGTAGGAGTTCTAACATCTACAGCTCCTACTTTTTTTGCTAAAAGTCCGCTTGCATATTGTACAGTGCCAGAAGATACTTTCATAGATAATTTTGCTAAATCTCTAGAAGGATCAAAAACATACTCATCTATTTCTAAGTCACTATGCTCAGTTACACTAACGTGGGTTTTGTCAATAAAATCTATCCTAACCTTTGAATTTTTAGTAGAGATAGTGTCCATAGATTCGATACCGTCTCGAATGCCTATAGGTTGTTCTTTTTTATTTCTTGTAACAGACGCCTGTCCGTTAAGCTCTGTTACATCTCCTATTCTTGCTTCAGTCTGTTTGAGATACAGTAACTGACTGATTATTACCGTTAGTAATAATATTGATAATTTTTGCATTGGTTCCACTCTGGCTAAAACTAAAAGTTCCAGTATCTCCTGTATGGTCATGTATTATTCTATGTGCTCCAGCTCCTGATTGATTAGTTGTTATAATATTTGTGCTACCTGTTACGGTAAGAGTAAGTTCTGTATTACCACTAGATATAGTATTAGTAATACTATTACTGTCTCCGAAAATTGTTATACCTACAGTATTTATACCGCCAGTTATAGTAGATTCTATAGTATTACTACTACCAGTAATGTCTAGGGTATATTCATTAGTGCTACTATCTTGTCCGTTACTGCCTATTTCAAGAGTAACTGAATTGGAATCGCCTGTTTTTGTAATAGATATCGTATTTGTATCTCCATAAACTGCAAAATCTAAAGAGTTACTATTTCCAATTTGATTGACACTAATAGTATTGGTAGTACCGTTAATTATCGAAGGACTACTAGAAGTTCCAATTATATTAGTTGCTCCATCTTGAGTAATAGAACCTGAGAATCCAGCGCCTGATTGTTCTATATATAGAACGTTACTTTGTCCATAAGCATGAGTGCTTAATAAGATCATTAAAATAGTATATAATTTTTTCATTCTGACATTCTCCAAAGCCCCTTTCTTGCACCTTCTTGAATTAGTTCTACTACTCCAGCTTCAATCGCTGCTCTGACAGCATAGTTTACAGGCTCATTTGTAGCTAAACCAGTTTCTATTTCTACGGCTCGAGTTCCTGCATCTACAAATTTAAAAACATCTATACCTACAGCAGAGCTAAGTATGGTTTTACTTGTAGCTACGTTAAGCAGCACTTCTCCTGTTTGAACACTAATTAGTCTCATTACTATAGTTACTTGATCCTGTCTATATTGTGTTGAAGAACCTATACCTAAATATCTCGCTCCTATTCCACCGCTTATCGTATTTACGTCATATCCTATAATTCCACCTTCTAATATAAGAGATGCGAATACTAAAGGTCTTAGTGGCTTAGCATCCTTACCTTCGTATTGTTCTCTGGTTTGCCTGATTAATTGTCTTTCTCTAGTTAGGTTTTCTAACCCTACTCTTTCTACAACTTTAAACCAGCTACCGTTACCAGCATCTTGAAGTGCTTTTATAAGCCAAGTTTCGGCTCCCTGCGTAACAGCGCTACTTAGATGAGCTACTACTTCGCTTGGACGTCTCTGTCCTGTTTTATCTGAAAATTGATATACTGCTATATAAAAAGGAGCTTCTGTAGATAAAGGACTATTAACTATAGTTAGTTTTTTAACTACAGATTCATTTATTGATATAGGCTCTTCTACATTAGGAGGTATACATGCTGTTAACAATAAAAAACCTACTAAGCAAATCTTTTTCATTAAAAAGCCCCTAGAGGTATAGTTATAACAGTAGTATTACCTTTATCGTCTACTACATTTAATGTAATGTTAGAGCCGTCATTGTTAAAACTTACGCTAGCTCCTCCTATTACAACGGTTCCCGATGACGATCCGGTGCCGTCGAACATCTTATCGACAACATCTTTAGATATTTGAGCGTATATTCTAGCTTCAACATTTCTTAAAAACTTCTGAAGATTACTCTGTTCAAGTTTACTTTCTAACTCTTTTCTAATTTTTTCTTGTTCATCTTTTATTTTTTGTTTTCTTTGCTCTTCCAGTTGTTCAATTGCAAATACGTGGCTAGAATAGTTAACTCCGCTAAAAGCCGGATTTTTAAATTTAAAATTTAATTCACTAGCTTTAGCGGAGTAACTCAGCATTAATATAACGAATAAAAATACATTTTTATTTATCACTAAATACCTTTCTAATTAGAACATTATTCTTATCTGTGCTCCAATAATGTTATTTACCACATCTTCTTTCTCTTGTATTGCATACTTTAGCTTAATAGAAGAATTTTCGTCTATAGCATAAGAGAATCCAGCAAAAGCTGATTTTGCTTTACTGGTTTCAATCATGCCCTCTATAACACCAGTCATATCTTGAATGATGTCTTGTTCAAATCTAATACCGCCGTGACCAGTAACTTCAAAGTCACTTCTACCAGCATGTCTTACTGCCGTAAGATTTGGGCCAGTTTCAAATACACTGTCTCTATAATCGTATTCAAACTTTAAACCTGCAAATGGTCTAAATCCGTAGTTATCTGGCGTATAAAGTCTATTTACAAACCAAGTATCATAGCCTTTTGTAGAAGCTGTGTTCAGTAAGTTTAGACCGCGCATGAAATGTGATGTTTCAAACTCATTGTATGCTACACCAAAATTTGTTTTTAGTATCCAATCATCTTCTACTTTTAAAGCAAATATGTCAAATGAATACTTCTTTAGTTCTCCAGAAGACGCATCACCGCTTAGATCTGTAACCGCACCATTTAATTGAATGCCAAATAATAATGAATCATTATGTTTTTGTTCATACCCAATACCAAAAACATTTGTCGTGTAGCTATATGTGTCTTTGGTACCAGAACGAAGAGAATAGCCAGTCACATATACTTGAGAATCCTTGTTTACAGGACCTCTTGTTATGATCTTGTTGTCAGATGCTTTATTTCTTGCCAATGGATCAGCTAGTGAATTTTCATTTTGAAGAGTGCTAATTTTGTCAAGTTTTGCTAACTGATCAATTCTAGTAGTGAAAAGTTGATTATCTTGTGTGGTGACTACTTCATTAGCCACAGAAGTCCCGGTTAATATTTCATTGACAACTGTCGTTGAGGTCGTTGCTGTTCCGTTTACAGTCGTAATAGATCCGTCACTCCATGTTTGAATTGTAGTTGGTGTTGTGCTTGTTACTACTGTGATAGGTGTTGTGTGCGTTGTTACTGTGGTGATCGGCGTTGTTGCAACTGTAGTGATGTTGCGATTTACCGTGAGCGTTGGATCTTGTCTTGTGCCTGTGAATGTAGTTGTAGGAACATAAGCTGTTGTTCCTCTTGTGTTTGACACAGTAGTTGTCGTAGTGCCGCGGCTTGATGATTCTGAAACGATTGGTGTTCCAGCAACTTGACTTACAATAGTTGGTGTAGGATTGCCTGCAGATGCACCTTCTGCTGGTGTTGCTAGTGTTGTGAATCCAGCTGAGCTTGGTATTGTACATGACGCAACAGCAATCGTTGTGTCGGCACATGGACCAGCATAAATGCCAAGCTGTACAGAACTACCATTGCTTACATGATTACCAGACACTTCAAATGTAATCGTATATGTTGTTCCTGCTAGTAGGCTGATTCCTTGATAGATGCCGTCAAATGTTCCGACAGCTCCATCATACCAAACACCGCCGTGTGATCCGCCGATGTCGTTCCAAGTGCCGGCAGCTGCTGGATACGTGCCGTTTTGATACCACACGCCCCAGTTTGTTGGTGCTTGAATTGTTCCCGGTCCATTACTTGTGGTGATGTTGATTGCACCACCAGTTGTGAATGCTCCGTTTGTCAATAGATTTACGGTAGATCCTGATTCTGTTAACGACACGTTGTCGAATGTCCAGAATGCAGGATCTTGTCTGAACGCAAAACCGACATAGTTTGTTCCTGAGATATTTGGTGTAAACGAGTACGAATAAGTCTGCCAGGTATTCGGTGTATTATTTGTAACCGTACCAATATATCCCGAAGGAAGAACTTGTGCTAGTGCAATGGTTGTAGTTAATAGAGTGACAAAAAGTAGAAGGCTATTCAGTATCCTTCTTGTTTTTGTTTGCATATGTTTCCCTCATCATTAGAACGATGTTGATTTTTTGATTAAGTCTAATCAAATCATTGTCCAACATTCTAACGCGGTCGATCAATGCAATCAGAACTGTGTTTGCTTCAGATAACACAGGTTTGATTTCTGCCGTGGCCCATTTCCATACGTAGAAAATGAGATAACCCATACCGCCAGCAGCAACGATAGGGAATCCGTATTTGTTGATTAGTTGTACAAGATCCATGTTCAGTCCTTTCTTGCGTCGTTTTTGCCGTCAGCTCTTGCGAGTCTATCGGTGTCGGGTCTGACATGAAGTGCTGTAGAGATCAAAGTGTCAATTCTCACGATGTCATGGTTCATAGTCTTGACGCGATTGTCAAGAGCCATAATAATTCCACTCAATCCTTTTACTGAACTTTGAACGCCGGCTAAGATAAATTTAAGCGTAAGAAAAACAAAGTATCCGCCTGCTATAGAAGATGCAATTGGAAATCCAACTTCCGCCACCAGCTTGAAGAATTCTGCTTCCATGGTATACTCCCATAATTAGCGGTGACGAGAGTATTTAGTAAAGATTACTTCTTCCACTCTTTAGGTTTGTTGAAATTGGCTCTTGAGAATTCGCCACGATCAACAAGTTTCACAATGTTATCTCTATGCTGTACAACATATCCTTCTGGATCTGTCTCGGTTCCATCAATGCTTTGTGTCATTGGATTCTCTGTTTTCTGTGCCTTATTCAATGCAGAAACGAGAATATTTTTTGCTGACTGAACGTGATGATGAATCTGTAATGCTTTTGAAAAATTATCTTCATATGCATCATGATGAGCAAGAGCTGCATTCATTCTTTCTGTAGCAGCGGCTTTACCTTTTTCGGATTTTAGTTTATCAACGTCTTTTTGCATACGAGTTTCTATATGCTTGCGAAGACCTTGTGTTGATGGCTTTTCACCAGTTCTTACGGTTTGATTAATATAAGTTGAAAAATGATCATCATGTTGATTTACTATATCATGATGATCATCGCTCAAGCTATCATGTACCTGCTGGGCCAGATCGAGATGATTGAAGACTTTGTCGCTATCTCTTTTTCCAATGTGGTTTCCATTTCCCAACCTAATTTCCGGAGAAACTAAATGCACATCGCGATGTGGTTTGAATACAGATTGATCGCGAAGTGGTGATGCTTGTAATGTTTCTGGTCTATCTGGATCGCCATCTATTTGCGTATGAACAGCAAATCCGATCTTAGAATTGATTGCTGCTTTGCCTTCTGGTGTATTTGTAGGAATATGATATTTTAGAGTATTTGGTTTGAATACAATCTTGTTTCCGTCTTTATATCTTTCTCCAGAATCATGCATGAAGTCGCCTTGATAAACTCCAGTTTCTGGAGTAACTTTAGGCAAGTGTTCTAGTGCTGAGTGCATTTTTTGTGCAAGACCTGAAGAGTGACCAAAATACTGATCTACTTCATCATGCGATGTAGCAAGTTTTGGCACTTTACCATATGCCGAATGCTTTGTTGCGACAAAGAATTTTCCTGTTCTTGGATGACGACCAAAGACAACTGCTGGCGCTCCATCGAGTTTGGTCGAGATATGTGTGTCGCCCAAATCTCCAGATTTCAATCCATTATGAATCGTGCTAAGAGTTGATAGCGCATGTTCAAAACCGAAGGGACTTTTGATGGCGTTGTCTTCAGGATGCTCCTGATGCTTGGCCGATGCAATACCTTCAGCAGCAGCTTCATTGATAAGCAAATATGATTTGAAACTTAGCATTTTTTACGTCCTATTTCTATTATATCTTTGGTTCTCCGGAACTCTTTACACCACCGGTCGGATCACTCTGAGATATAAATTTGATTCTCTGACGAGCAATTTGTTTTCCACCATGGGTAAAGACTATACTAGTTCCTCTTCTATGAACTTTCAACTGCTTATGATCAGTCAAATATGGTGCATAATGCTCATGCGGATTTACTGCATGAAAATGATGCTTACCACCAGGACCAGAATACGTTGTATGTCTCAAGTGATGATGTCCTTGTTTCTGTAAAGGGGTCTGATGCGCTTGTAGAATATGAGTTTTTATATGATGCGCCAATTCTTCTGTATTCAAAGACTCTAAGTGTTTATGTGTATCTTTTGCTATTTTGTTTAGAGTATGCGTATTCAATTCTCTCAATCTCTTTTGAACTGTGTTCGGATGATCTTTTACATATTTTTTCTGCTCTTTTTTATTCATGCGCGCAATTTCAGGAAACTCTTTACGAACTCGTTTTCTGTGTTTTTCCAATGTTTCTTCTGCACCGTGCATCGAAGCCATTCCGGGATTAGATACAGGAACATGTTTATTTCTTGAATCTGTGACTTTCAAGCTTATTCCATGATATCTCTTTTTTCCCCTCTTATCTCTTGTATGAATCATGATATCAGATGCATCTTCTTTTTGAGTAGATTCTACGCCTGTAGATTTTCCTACGTCGCCCGTTTTAGATGTCCAATGAACATTTTCAATTTTATGACCGTGATGTTTTTCAATATGATGTCTAATATGTTTTGCTGCTTGTCTAGCTCTTTCTTTAATTTTATCATATTCTTCTTTGCTAACTTTGGCTTTTAACATATCATGCGCTTCTTTTGGAGACTGTTGATCCTCATTTTTATATTTTTCCATGTGGTGGCCACCGCGCAAATGATAGCCAACAAGCAATTCATGAAGCTTTCCTTTAGTATCCGCACCAGCACCGGCGCCAGATTCTTCCATCAATATTGTATTTTCGTATATTTCTTCTTCAGTCAAGAAGTCTTTGAATTTTATTAATTCCATTTTTCTTTCTCTCTTATTATCTTGAAACTTCTTCCCAATCCATTGATGCAAGAATATCTCCACCGTTCGTACTTCCATACATGTCTGTCGTCAAATTCACTTCGTATATTGTCTTGTTCGCACCCCAAAATTCGTGCGTATCAATTCTATATTGAGTCATCCATATCTCCAAGATTACTCAATATTTAGTCTTTCGTAGTAGCCAACTTATCTGCAACAGAATAAAACAACTGAGCCGTAGATTGATTTCCCATGAATTTGACATACATGCCTTGAACCACAGCTAGAAGAGAACCATTTATAGCCATGAACTCTTCGCGACTTTTAGCACGATTCAACATAACATGCGCTTCATCCATCGTGCTACGCATCAACTCTTCTAAGTTTTCCATTCAATACTCCCAAATTCTTATATGTCTTCTTTAGCAATCTTTTCATCACGGGATGATGGCTTTCAAATTGCTTCTTGTATATTTTCAATGTTTGAGAATTGTCCCATCCATATCTATGCACCTCAATAGCGATGTCATAAGAGTATGCATCGATTTCATCCCTCTCAGCCAAATATTGCTTTTCCTTACTGCCCGTTCGACACATTGAAAATGAATCCGTGGGCAGTTCGTCTCTCTTCAAGTATTGCTGATGATGTATGTACTCATGCTGTATCGTTTGTGCAAGATAAAACCTAAACTGATCTGGATCTTCTATGTTGATCATTCCCTTGCTTTTCTTTGGTATGATCAATAGTATTTCTATCTTTTGCAGCTCCTCAATATAGAATCCTGCAATAGTGTAATCTTCATTATCTAGATTACTAGCTCTTTCAATATTGAATTTTACGTTATCGAACAACTTTGATACTCTCTTCTTCAACTCAATGGCTTTTGTCGTACCCTTTGGTATGTCTATGCCATTGAGAAGAAGAATGAGAGTATTGAAGATGAACATGTTATGTTACAAAAAAGCGAGGCGTGAATCCGTCAAAGCCTCCACCAGACATGAGATGCATGAGCATTGAAATTGCATCGTCTTCAAATATGAATGCTGCGATTGTCTGTTGGGTTTGCGTCTCAATTACATTCCATGTAAACGTATCATCATTCTGCTGAACAAGTTCATAATAGTAATTTTCAATTGCCATATTACACCTTCAATCCTGAGTTTTTGAATTTGCTTTTATCAAATGAAGAATTCATTAGCTTGCTTGCAGTAGCATCATCGATTCCTTTCCGTTGTCCCGAATCTTGAATATCATCTTGTGCGGATTGTTCAACATCATACAAACGCATCTTTGCACGATCAATCCCCAAGACAAATCTCTTGTTTGCTGTCGGATCATTATATCGATTCTTCAATTGCTTGACCATGATCTGGTTCAATGCTTCCAACTCTTCAGTAGAAATCAAAGCTGCCATAAAGTCTGCTGTCGCAGGAAGACCAAACGATTCTGAAGTATCAGTCAACTCGACATCCGTGCTAGCAAAGCCAGATCTGGTTGTCTGCGTAGCCGATACAATAGGAACCTTGAACTCGACTGCCAGACCACGAAGTTCTTCGGCAATCGCCTTGATATAGGTATACGAATTGATATTTGATCCGGGTTTCACTCTGGCTGAACAGCAAATATTCAAGTAGTCGATGAATATTATATCTGGACGAAAACTCTTCTTCAGCATCAACTCATTCAACAATGTTCTGAAATGAGTGGTGGAAGCAAGAGCAGTTGGATATTCCTTGATGATCAACTTGCCAACTGTACTGCGACGAACCTTCTCGACCTTCTTGTCATAGACATCTTTTGGTAGAGAGGATAGGTCATCAAGAGTTACGTTGAGTAGATTTGCATCAATACGTTCCGCAATCTTCTCTTCAGCCATTTCCATGGTGACATATAGAACATTGTATCCCTGAACCAGACACGCTGATGCGACATGGCACATGAACAACGATTTACCGACACCAGTACCAGCAAGAAAGATGTTTAGAGTCTTTGCTGGTAGACCACCCTTCGTGATCTTGTTCATGAAATCAAGATCAAACGGAATCTTCTTCTCGGTCTTGTGATAGAAGTCATATCGTGCATCCGAGTCATTCAAATAATCATGGCCGACATGACTATCAAAGCTGACTGCGAGTGCATCGGAAAGAATTTGAGGAATGGCACCCTTGTCTTTTGTAGACTTGGAGTTTTGATCAAGAATGCCAATCGATTCAAGGACAGCATTATAGATGGCTTTCTCTTGACAAAACTTCTCGGTCTTGTCAACCAACCACTGCTGCTCGCTCTTCTCTTCCTTGATATCTTCAATGGTACCAATTACATTGATTGCAGACTTGATTTCTTCTTCCTTGAGATTAGGAAGATTGTTGATGTTGATATGAAGAGCCTCTAGAGTCGGAAGAGCATTGTATTGCAGAATGAATTCTTTTACATGCTGGAATACAAGTTTCTCCGACCTATCGGTGAAGTAGGAATCATTTAGAAACGGTAGAACCTTTCTTGCGTACTCTTCGTTTTGTGTCAGGTTCTTCAATATGGTTGTCTCCAGTCTCTTCATGCTCTTTCGCCTCTCTTTCTATACCAGCGATTATGATCGCATTCAGGATTGCGCCAAGCGTATCCGTGAATTTTTGATTGTCCCGAAGTTTATTCGGATCATGTTTACCTGGAGTTATTATATCATAGTCGAAGTCAATTGTATATGTGCCATCTGCATTTTCCTTGTCAGCCACGCTAACTTTTCCAAATCTAAATGACACGCCCTTGTATTTCCCAGTAAGAATCTTTAGAGCCACCATCCTACCGTCGTTTTTATTATTATGGTCGGGATCAATATCAAAATCCTTGTCGATGACCATAGTTTTCTTGAATAACTTACTGATCGCTTTCGTCACCATCTTCCGTCACCTTTGTCTTGCCATACAAAAATTCATTCGCGCAATGTTCGTTGATTTGATCGAGAATCTCTTGCGTGAAATACTTCTCTGGATTCTCTAGAATGTTCTTTTCAAACAACTTGGTTCCATTTGGCAACTCAAGACGAGTAGATACCTTCTTGATGATACCAAACTTCAGCGCGAGATCCAACAGACCATAATACTTGTCAACACCAGTCTCATAGCGAAGAAGCGTCTCGACAACCTTATCTGCAATCGTCAAACGGCTCTTTTGTAGCTTGCACTTGACGATGTTGCCAACAACCTCGTTGTCCACCTTTTCCTTCTTCTTTGAAAGAAAGACAATCGTGGATGCTGCATATTCAAGACCCGAACCGCCGCCCATCTTCTTGGTTGGCACATATGAGCCAACAACATCATATGTATGATTGGTTACAAGCAAAGCTACCTTGGCTTTACCAAGCTTCAACGTAATGACACGAAATGCACCACGAATAAGCTGTGCTCTCGTCATATCTCGCGTGTCTTTACCCTCGGTGATATCGGCAATTTCTTTCTCGGTCGAAAGATTGCCAAGAGAGTCAAGAACCATGATCATCGGAGGACGATCAGCTGCTGGTGTTTCCATATACTTGTCAAGGATCTTCACGCATTGTGTGCGGAATTCTTGAATCGTCGTAACTGGAATGATATGAACACGACGAGCATCGATATCACGATCAATGAACATCTGCTTCGTCAAGGCAGACTCCGATTCGAAATACATTACTCCGCCGTTTGGATTATCGATGAGAAACTGCTTGACCACATTCAACGTGTAGAATGTCTTTCCCGTAGCAGGTTCACCCGCAAGTGCTGTAATCTTGTTGTCGGGCAATCCGCCATAAATTGAACCGGACAATAGTGCGTTTAATGCATATGAACCTGTGCCGATATATCCAGTAACATCTCCAGCTTCAATACCATCATCAACGAGAGCTGCGTATTCATTACCAGCTTCTTTGATTAGATCGGAAAAAATATTATTCATTCAAAACTCCTTCAAATATATTGTATTTTATATCAACTAAAGAAAGATGTCAAGTCTGAAGCCTCTTCTGTCTTCCATCCAACACAATCAAGAATGATTTTGATCGGTTCAATGAATGCCTTTTCAAACTGCATATCATAGTCTACGAATCTATGTAGATCGAATTCTTGAGGAAGACGACCTGGATATGAGATGACAGTTTCGTTTACTATGTTTGGTAGCTTCAGGTATGTAAATCGTAGCTTTTCTCCTTCTTGTATCTTTGGATACTTCTTTGATAGCTGCTTCTTGTCCAAAAGATTGTTATAGATCAACGCACCCTTGACATGAATTGGCGTACCCTTTTTGTAGATAGATGCGGGATCCGAATATTCTTTTAATCCATTGACGCCACGAGGAAAAGAGATTTCTTCTGGCGGCAACTTTGAAAACTCCTTGCGAAAATTCTCAATGAAGTTCTGGACATCGCTTTCCGTGCCTTGAAGAATAAGTTCAATCACATCCTTCATTTTCTCGCGAATAGCAGAAGGAGTCGATGACTTGATCATTTCCAGACCCATCACCTTCAACTTTGGCTTTGCATATTGAACGCCTTCATTGTTATAGACGTTCATGATGTAGCGTTTCTTCGCAGTCCAAATTCCACGATCAGCTAATGCTTCTCGCTTCATCTGCATCTTTTGAGCATATGCGTTTACATAGTCAGCAAGATTGTTATAGCTTTGATCAATAAAAGGTTGAATCTTATTTTCACAGATCTTATCCATGAAGGCGATGATTCGTGAAGCTGCTGTTGCTTCAAAACTGTCCGCAAAAGCCCGACGTACAATTTCGTCAAGCGTAAGGTAAATACTGTCTGTATCCGATGCAACGACATAATCAACATTCTCCGTCTTCAACAACTTATTCATATATTCATTGATACGCAATTCAATCCAACGAATAGATAACTGTCCAGCAAGCGTGATTGCTTCGGCAATACGAATATCAAAGAATCGGAAATATTGATTGCCCATCGCACCATAAGCCGAGTTTAGCGAGACTTTCTTAGCCAACTGTAGATTGTTATATCTGGCAATTCGCTTTTCAATCTCATATCTTTCATTCTCATTCTTGCAGGTTTCAAGTTCTTTCTTGGCTTCGATTGCCTTCTTCTTGTACACAGAACGATCATCATACATCTTCTGCATCATCTCTGGAAGAAAGCCATATTTGTCCACGCGAAATAGTTGCTTATTCGGCGTTAGAGTAACTTTCTCTTCCTTGAGATCGGATGTGTTCACCATTTGATTAAGCAATTGATCCACTGTTATCTTTTGCGATAGAATGGAAATCATCTTGTGTGTGTAAGTCTGTGGTTCGACAAGCGTCTCTGGTGAAAGATTGTATTGCATGATTAGATGCGGATATAGACTGTTCAAGTCGAAACTTGCCATCCAATTATGCATACCGACAATTGGATCCTTTACGAATGCGCCCTCATAAGCCGCATTCTTTACATTATCGTTCTTTGGCGGAATGACGATGTTCTTTGTGCGAAGATGATTGTAGATGAGTGCATCCCACATGCGAACCTGTGAGAACACATCGTCATAATTGGTCTTGGAATCATATGCGAGAGTGAGTGCCAGTTCAATTAGCTTTAACTTGTCGTCAATCTTTTCAACAAGTTTAACGTCATGAATGTTATACTCTATGAACTTTTGATAGTTCTCGCGATATAAATGATGAAGATTGTCATATTCTTCATACGAGATCTTCTTCTCGCCGACTTCAATGTTAGCAATGTGATTTAGCTTGTATGATTCCTGAGAAGCGCCACCAGGAGCAAACTTGCGATAGAGTTCGATATAGTCCAGAGTAGATACTCCAAGAATATCATAGAATCCCTTCTCGCGACCCATGACTGTATTTGTTCTCTGGCTTACGCGACCCCAAGGAGATAGCGTAGCCATCGCCTTTTCGCCAAGCAATCTGCTAATGCGATTGACAAGATACGGAATATCAAAGAACTTGACACTCCATCCAGTAACAATATCAGGATAACTCAAAGTCCAGAGTTCAAGAAATCTCTTGAGAAGTTGAATTTCGTTTTCACATTTCAGATAATCTACACCATCTGGGCAATCAAAATCATTGCAACCTAGAGTAACGTAGCTGCCATCAATCTTGATCGTGATTGCAGTAATCTCTTCACTCGCAACGTTAGGATCTGGAAAACCGTTCTCGGAAGCAACCTCAATATCAAGAAACGCAATATTGATCTTTTCAATATCCCAATCAATGTCATTCGGATGAGCATCCGATATGAACGCATATTGATAGTTGGTATTGCCATATATCGTGAATCCGCTGACATCCTTGTACTTGTCAACGAATTCACGACAGTCTCTCAAACCACCAGGACGAACAGTATCCACATAGTCGCCATGCAGAGTTCTGTATTCTGTTGGTTTCTTCGATGGCACATATAGAGTTGGTCTGTATTCGATTTTACCTCGAACACGTTTACCATCTCTTACACCACGATAGAGAATATTGTTTCCAAGAACGGAAACGTTTGTGTAAAAATCATTCATCATTATTGAATGATATCATAGAATGATGGATCAAACAAGAAGAGTCTTAGGTGGAGTGATAATTCCTCCAAAGATTGAATTATAGTTGTTGATCATTTCCTTGACTGGCTTTGCTTCATATACGATGCTCTGCTTTGAGATCATGA